GGGAAAGGTAGCCATTATGCAAGTAAACCTCCAGGACGTTTTTGTTTAATTAATTCAGATTCTATCGCTGCTGACAATACAAGACCAAGTTCTCTGCCACCTTGTTCATCACCTTCAACAGAAGATCCAGAGGCATCCACGTTTACAACAATACTTGTTCCGCCACCTAACTGATTATTTGGAATAATAGTTCCTGCTCTATCAGGCACAAATAGCTCTGGCCCACGTTCTCCTACTATCGAAGCTCTGCCTACGGGTGGTCGGCCTCCATTCGCAAACTTTAAACCTGGTACAGGATCTAACATCGGTGCGGAGATCATACCACCTAAATCTGTACGAAAACTACTACCTCCACCTCCTAATCCCCCACCAAGAGTTCTACTAAAAATTCCAAGTAATCCTTGTTGTAATTGATTTGCTGCCATTCTTGCTGCTGTATCTATAAAGAAATCTGCAATTTTATTTAGCATATTTCTAAACGCATCCTGTACTGTCATAGTTCCTCTAATTATTCCTTTAAATGAATCTTCAAATGATGTTGACATTGCTTCACTAAGTTTTACAACTTGCATTTGTGCATTATTTAAATTTTTCATTTCTTTCTTTAATTCAATAACAGCAGATTTAACAGGATCAGCTAGTATCTCTGCGTTTCTCAATTGAGCTTCATTCAATAATTTTTGCAATCTTAATTCTTCTAATTGATCTGACAATTTATCTTTTCTTACACCTTCTTCTGTTTTGTCTAATTCAAACTTTTTCAGTGCTATTTGAGACTCTATTTTTTTTACTTCATTAATTTTTCTTATAACATCTTGTTCTTCACTTCTCTGTGTAAGTCTTTTAGCTTCTAAATCAATTTCTGATTGTAAATTATCTATTTTTACTGATCTAGCACTATCAAGTAAGTCTTGAGAAATTTTTACTTTTGCAGGTGCAGAAGATGGAGAAAAGTCTCTTCTTAATTGATTAATTATAGAAGGAGTAAGAAACTCAGGGCCTAATTGTCCAGCACGATTAATATTACCTGATTTAGAGAATCTATCTATTAATTTTTCACCAGGACCTACCGCTCTACTTTCTGGAATAAGTTCTCCTACTCTTTTGTTAAACTCTTCCATTCTGGATTCAGGAATACTTAAAACTAAATCTCTAAAAGTAAAAGCATTACTTGCTCCTTGTATTATTTCATTTAAAGCAAAAGCAAAATCCCCTAAACCTTGAGAAACAAATGACAATAGTTGAGTATTTAATTTTGCAAATGTATTACCTAACTCTTGGAATGATTTAGATAATTTTTTTAGTTGTTCAATATCAGCAAATTCATCAATTTCAGCCAAAGCAATATCAGCAGCAGTAGCTTGTAATCCTAACTCTTCTAATTTACTTATCTGACGTTCAAGAGCAGTACCAGATATACCAGCACGTTGAACTAAAATATCAATATTTTCAGATGGCTTTCTTAAAGCATCACCAAGTTCTATAGCCTTTTTACCTAATCCATCAATAAACGCACCAATTTGAGTGCCAACCAAGGAGAGAGCAAATCCAAATTGACCACCTAATAATCCACCAGCAGCACCACCAGCAAAACCACCAGCAGATGCAGCAATTCCTTGACCAAAAAGCAAAGGGAAAGCTCCACCAATTAATGCACTTGATTGAACTTGGCCTCTAATTCTTCTGTCTTCAGCAGTTCTATTCCTTTGAAATCTTCTAAATCTACCACCAGGACTTTCAGCGATTCTTTGCCTAATTTCTCTAGCATCAAATCTATCTCTTCTACTAATTTTATTAGTTTTTTGTTCTTTATTATTATCCCTTAATAATTTTCTTTGATTTTCTAATTGTTTATTCATTTCTTTTATTCTTGCTGTTACATCTCCAAATTCTTTTTCAGTAAAATCTAATTGTTTTCTTACACCAGTTAAAGTATCTAAATATCTCTCAATAGCATTAATAGTATTAGCAGGAGCAAAATTCAAAAGTGTTGATATATCTGCGTTGCTAAAGCCAGTAACACCAGGAACATTTTTAGAACCCATTGCAGCGAAAGTAGATGCTGTAATCTTTGCACTTTCATTAAATCGTTGAAGAGATTTTATTTGTGCGGAAAAATTTAGTTTTGTTGTTCCTTGAGTAAATAATTCAAATTTTTTACTTGTTATGCCAGAGGAAGCTGCAAGCTCCTTCATTCTTGTAGCTAGTTCTCTTGTAGATGTAATACCTTTTCTATTTGCACCATCAAAATTTAAAAGTGCTTTAGTATATTTTTCAAAAGCAATTTGAGCTTCTTTTGTTTTCTTTTTTATTTCGTCTGCTACTTTAACAGCTTCTTTAGAAAAAGGACCACCAGAACCAGGACCTTTACCTGTCTTTTTTGATAATCTTTCAAACTGCTTATTTAAAGATGCAACTGAACGATCTGCTTGAGTTAATTTCTTTTGTAACTCGTTTAATTTTTCAGTTTTAGTCCTGACATTAATATTAATTCCGTATTCTGCTGCCACTTACTCGACCCAATAAATTATCCCTATCTTACCTCCTTCTGGGTTTCATGGCTTGTTT